ATCTGTACCCACAGACACAAAGCACTCCTTTGTCATAGTATTCCGCCAGATAATCCTGTAAGTCATCTCTTTCTTTTTCAAAGCAAAGGGGCGATGCTGCCACCGCCCCTCCACCAATCAAACATCATATATGAACAACTACAACAAAGGGATTACGATACCTCCTCAACCACTCCAGAGTAAACCGTAGCATCAGTAAACGGGTACGGAAGCACCTGGCTATTGTCCTGAAGGGTGATGCTATACTGGTTGGCCTCGGTCATTGCTGCACCACTCTGTGCGTTCTGTGCGCCCACAGGAATCACTGGGTTGTCATTGCCAAGAAGCCAAGCCGTGCCGTTGTTATCCACTGCTATCACCTGAACCTCGCCCTGAAGGAGTGCCTGGATTTCAGCCCTCTTGGTAGCATCCATCTTGCCGAAATTCATAACAAGCTGGGTTTGTACCATAGAGACGCCGGAAACGGCATCAATCTGGGAGGTAGAAGTGAAACTTGCTGCGCCTGGGCGGAAGTTGAAAGCCTTGTGCTTGGCTGCGCCTCCTCCTGCGGTATAGGTGGAGATTGCGCCAGAGGTGATGGTTACGACCTTCGCGTCATCAAAAGGAGCAATATACACCTTCTTCAAACCACCGAGGTTTCCACTGCAATCTTTCGCTAAACCATTTATAGTCTGTGTACAAGCCATTTTCTATCTCAATTTTTTAAGTTAATAAAAAGAGAGGGGAGGGTTGCTCCCCTTTCTCGTTTTACTGGCCGTAGATTACAACCTCGGTAGGGAATGCAATCTGGAATCCTGCGTTGGTGAGGAGTCTCAAATCCATCGCGTCATCCTTCCTCTCATACCAGAGGTCAAAGGTGCGAGGGCTGTCCTCAACATCGTAACCATAAACCAGGTTGGCTGGATCAGCACCCACGATGAGTTTGCTCTTGCTCTGCTCGGTAGCGGAGTTCAGTCCGTTAGCCTTAATCACACGGCAGTTAGTTCCTGGGAGTACGAACTCGGTTACAGGAACGCCTGGGTTGAAGTGGTAGAGGTTTCCGGCTACGAGGTTTGCCACTGCTGCGCGGAATACGGCTGAATCAACGAAGATAACGGCCTTATCTACAACTGCTTCAGGGATGGCCTGATATACCTCCCAGATGTTCTCCAGTGCGGTAGAACCAGTAGAAGCCTGGATGGTCTGGGATGCTGCGGTGAACTGCGCGAGGAGGCCAGTGATTGCAGGGTTAGATGCCTTGCCCTGCCAAGCGATAGTCTCCAGGGAGGCGTTTACACCCTCAATAATCTTGTTTGTGATGAACTCCTCAAAAGTGAGAACCTTATCTCCTGCAATGATGCTGTTTCTCATCCTCTCGGCAGTCCAGTAACCTACGAGGTCTTTGTAGCACCACTGCTTGTTCAGTTCAAGCATCTTGGTCTCAATGATCCTCTGTGAGAACTCATCATCTCCGGCTGCGGTGAATCCGCAAGTTGCTCCGTCTCTCCAAGTTACATCTACATCCAGGATGTTAATTGCTGCGCTGCCCTTTACTCCAGGCTGGTGGCGGATTACATCCAGGGTTGTTCCACGGAGGATAGCCTTTCCAAGAAGTTCTCCTCTGTTCTCCTCAACATAAGCAGTGAGGTTGCTCAAATCAAATGCCATAATCTATTCGTTTTTAATTGTTTATAATCTATCTCTTTGCTCCCTCTGCAAGTTTTGCCAGGAATGCGTTGTGTTTGTCTGTGTAAGTCTCTTTCTGGGTGGCTTTCACCTCCTCGTGGGCTGGCTTGGCTGCGCTCATATTGCGGAGGGTTTCTTCGGTGTTGTCTGCCTTACCTTCCAGGGCTGCTACCCTGTCTTTCAGTTCAGCGATTTCCTCTTTCTTGTGTTCCAGTTCGCCCTTGATGCGCTCCACTTCGGCTGCGAGGTTATGAATATCCACATCATCTGCGATCTCACCTTCAGGCTCGGTGACAGGCTCTTCTGCCTCTACCTCTGCCTTTGGCTCTGCCTCGGCTGCCTCGCGGATTTCAGATACTTTGCTATCTACCACCACGATTGTCCGACCATCTTCTGCGGTATATTCGCCATCCTCTACATCGGTTATCTCTCCATCTTCGTGGAGGAGGTAAACATCCTTTCCTACCTCCAGTTCGCCATCGTAAGTGATAACGCCTTTATCGGTAGTGATTGCTGCGTTCTTGACCAGTAACTTGGCCAGGAGTTTCTTCAGTTTTGTACTCATATTGCTTTCTTTGTTAGTTTCGTGCATCTCAAAGAATCCCTCCAGGGAGAAGCCACGGAGGATGCCCTCTTTGATCCAGTTCCAAATCTCCTCATCGGCTATATGGAACTCGGCAAAGAGACTGCCATCCTCTATGTCCTCAAATCCTTTTGGGCTGATACCTTTTGCGGAGTCTTTGATAAAGAGTTGCACCATCTGAACGCCTCTCACCTCCTCACCGCAATGCATAAGATTTACGCGGTTCTGTCGGTTCTCTGCCAGGTACTTCTCTGCCATCTGGCGTATGGTGGCTGCGCTGAATCGGGTGTAATACTCTCCGTGTTCTGCGTCTATGCGGTAAATCGGGAAGTCTGCCCTCATAACCACGCCCACGATGAGCCTCTTCTCCTCATCGGCCATCTTCACCAGGGTGCGCTTTCCGAATTTCTGGAAGTCGCTCTCTACCGCAGGTAAGTCCACCAGCGATATGCGGAGCATTCCGCAACCCTCATCAGTTATCATATCCTCGTAGAGAGGAAGTCCG